GGTTCCGCCCCTGCTGTCCACAGGACCGGAGGGCACCACACTGCCCGACGGAAAACCGGGGGCCGAAGGATTGGCCTCCTCTCAGAAGCCCCCGGCGAAAAAGCCCACGACCGTACCAGCGGCCGGACAGAAGAAGTCAAAAGGCTTGACGGTTCAAAAAAAAAAGAATGTGGTGACGCCCATCGACCGGGACCGGCCTTCGGTTACTGAGGCTGTCGCGGCAATTCGCGCAACCATGCTGGCGCACTTCGGCCAACAGAAGAAGGCGGCGCTTGCGGCTGTGGGCAGTGTATCGAAGGCCGACGGCCCCTTCGATGTGCTATCCAGCGACGACCAACTCAAGAAGTTGCAGAAGAAGCTACAGGAGCAGATCGACAAAATGGCCCAGGATGGCGCGCAGGCTGGTCTCTATCAGGTCGCGCATCTGATCATGCCGTCTGACGACGATGTCGACGAGGCGCTCGATAAGATGCTCTCACAGGCCAACGATAAGGTGGTCGAATACGCCAAGAGTCGCGCGGCCGAGTTGGTGACGCAGGTCGATGACACGACGCGCGACCGCCTGCGCACGTTGACGGCCCGGGCGGAAGAAGAGGGCTGGAGTAACGACCAACTGGCCGACGAGATCGAGGCCTTTAGCGGCTTCAGTGCCGACCGCGCTGAGATGATAGCGCGCACGGAAACTGCATTCGCGGACGTTCAAGGTAACTTGGCCGGATGGCAGGAGTCCGGCGTGGTCAAGGGCAAGCGCTGGCTGGTGGGCGCAGGATGCTGCGAGGACTGCGAAAAGCTCGATGGCCAGGTGGTTGCGCTCGACGAGCAATTCGAGCCGGAGGACGACGCCCCAATCGACGGACCACCTTATCACCCAAATTGCCGCTGCGACGTGGCGCCGGGCGTGATGACCGACGAAGAGCTTGATGAAGGAGACGAATAACATGCAATTTTATGCGGATGGAAGTTGCCCTCTTCACGGCTGCGAGCAGCGCGGCCACACTGTTTGTGAGAAGGCGAAAGACTGGATCGACCGGCTTGTCGCGCAGGCCGACGCGGTACTCGCCAACGCCAAGAACGTCATCGACGCCGATCAGGCCGCCGAGCTGAAAGCCACCCTCATCGAAGAGCACAGAACGCAGGCCGGATAATGCCGTTTCGACCTCGGGCGTGAGGTTGCAATCTTTCCGCTTCGCACTACACTGTCCCTGTCACTCATTCTCGTTTGGTGCTTACATGGCCTCCGTTCTCATGCGGAGGCCTTCTTTTTGCCCGCACCAGCTTACCTTTTTTCGAAAATGCCTTTTCAACCTCCTTGACAGCGCTTTTTTGATTTGCGCCGGTCTTACGCTTGCCTCTGAACAGCCACGAAGTGTGGCCAAAGGAGAGAAGCGGCATGGCGAAGTTCCGCTTGTTTGGCGAGATCAGCAAGGTCGACGAGCAGCCCGACGGCACGCTCCTTGTCTACGGCGTGGCCTCTACGCCGGCCAAGGACTCTGACGGCGAAGTCATCACGGCCGAAGCAATGAAGGGCGCAATCCCCGAGTACATGGAGAAGCGCCGCGCCGTGCGTGAGATGCACCAGTCGATCGCTGCGGGCGTTACCAAGGCCCTGACGGTGGACGACGACGGTAAGACTCACATTATCGCGCACATTGTCGATCCGGTCACCGTGAAGAAAGTCCAGACCGGCGTACTCAAGCAGTGGTCCGTGGGCGGCAAAGCCATCAAGCGTGACCCCCAGGACCTCAGTAAGATCGACAAGCTCTGGTTGCGCGAAGTGTCTCTTGTTGACATCGGTGCAAATGGTGGTTCCGATGTCGAAGGGTTCGAGGTCTGCAAGCTCGATGGAGATCCTGATGCGGCTATCGTACTTAGCACGTCGGCCGTTGACGAGCTGAAGAAGTATGACGGTTGCGAGGCCTACGACGCACAGACGGCGATTAACTGCATCACCAGTCTTCAGGGATTGCTCAACGTCGAATCCGGCGAAGACGAGCCGCCCGAGCAGGCCGAGGCCATCAAGGCGGCGCTTGAAAAGCTGAAGCAGTTTGTTGCCTCCGAGATCCTCGAGAAGCCCACTGACGAAGCTGCGAAGGCCGCAAAGGCATCTGGTGGCGCGGACGAACTCGCCAAGGCTGGTGCGACGCACTCGGCCGAGACCAAGAAAAAGCTTAAGGAAGCCGCCGACCATCTCAAGGCCGCGCATGACAGTCTCTCCGGCATGATCGGCGACGACGGCGCTAGCGACGGCGACACGAAGAAGGTCGACAGTGGCGCGCAGACGGAAGATGCCATCGCAAAGGTGGCCGGTTTGACGGATGAGCTGACCAAGGCACAGACCGAGCTTACTTCGACCAAGACCGAACGCGACGAGCTGAAGGGAGAACTCGCGAAGGCCGAAGGCGCAGCCAAAGTTTTCAAGGATGAGCTCTTCAAACGCGGCGTGCTGAAGGCCGTCGACAAGGGCACGGACGGTGCCGGCATCGAAAAGGCGCAGACGGACGAGGGGGCCAACACCAAAGACCCGCTTGAGCTGGTCAAGGTTGCCCAGCGCAACGGAGTCATAATCCCTCGCCGCTAAGCGAGGCAGTAGCAGCACATGAAAGGGAGGCTCATTTTTATGAGCGTTGTTGACACTTTGGACGAAGTAAAGAAGGCGCTTTCCTCGCGGGCGCCGGACGACATTCAGAAGGCGATCACGCAGGGCACTGGCCTCGTTGCCTACGACCTGCAAGCACCCGCCAAGAACGTGTACCCGATCACCACGCCGATCCGCAATAAGGTCCCGCGCGTGGGTGGTGGCACCGGCACGGCGACCAACTGGAAGGTGGTCTCGGCGATCATCGGCTCGGGTTTCAGTTCGATGCCGTGGGTGCCGGAAGGCCAGCGCTCGGCCGCCATGAGCTACGTGACTGCGAACAAGGCAGCCAGCTACGTGACGCTGGGCGAGGAAGACTACATCACCCGCGAGGCAATCAACGCCGCCAAAAACTTCGAAGACGCCAAGGCTCGCATGGTCATGCGCTTGCTTCAGAAGACCATGGACAAGGAAGAGTCGGCTATTTTGTTTGGCAACAACTCGCTAGCTCTCGGTACTACGCCGACGCCGACACTGACGGCCTCCGGTACGAGCGGCACGTTGGCTGCGGCCACCTACTACATCGCCGCCGTGGCCATCACCTACGAGGGCTATCAGCAGCAGAGCTCCATAGCTGGTCTTGCACAGACCAAAACCATCACTGGCATGGACGGGCAGACCTTCACGCTGAACGGTGGCACGGCCGCACCGAGCGCACAGGCGTCCTTGGCTGTCACTGCTGGTCAGTCACTTACTGCGACGGTCACGCCGGTGCGCGGCGCGGGCGCGTATGCGTGGTATGCGGGTTCCAGCGCCGCGACCGCGTGCCTCCAGGGCATCACCACGACCAACACGATTTCGTTCTCCGCGCAGCTCTCGACCGGAACACAGTTGTCGACGGCTCTTACCGCTACCGACAACTCGACGAACTCTCTGGCCTTCGATGGTTTGTTCGCCGCCGGCCTGAACTCCTCGAGCGGTGCGTACTACAACCCCCTCGGTGCGCAGTTGACCTCTGGCGGAAATGGCAACGTCAACGAGATCGATGCAATGCTGCTGGCCATGTGGAACCAGTACCAGGTGTCGCCGACCGTGCTGTATGTCAATGCGCAGCAGGCCAAGGACGTCAAGAACAAGGTGCTCAACGGATCGAGCGCGCCCCTGCTTCGCTATACGCAGAACGGCACGTCCGATCAGGCCTTCGGCATCGTGGCCAACGGGTCTATCAAGAGCTACTTCAACCCGTTTGCACTTGATGGCGGCATGGAAATCCCGATCAAGATCCATCCGAAGCTGCCGGCTGGTGCAATCCTGGGCTACTGCGACAACCTGCCGGTGCAGTACCAGAGCACTGAGGTTCCCAACCTGATCGAGATGAAGACGCGCGCCGACTACTACCAGATCGATTGGCCGATGCGCACCCGTCGCGAGGAAGTTGGCGTCTACGCCGAAGAAGTTCCGGCGATCTATGCGCCGTTCGCGTTGGGCTTCATAACCAACATCTACGCGGGATAAATTCCGCGAGATAACTCATGGAGCGGCCATCCTGACCGCTCCCCTCAACCAAGTTCTACAGGAGAAAAGATGAGCGTGAAAATCATCATCGAAGCTGAGTCCGTCGACGAACTGAAGAAGGACGTGCAGGAAGTTCTGGCTCTGACTCCGGGCGCCTTCGATCCGGCCAACGTGAATGCGCAGACGGCCACCGTTGCGAGTGCCGCTACCCCGGCCACCACGGTGACCTCTACCGACTCGACTTCGTTGACCTCGGACGCGGCATCCACCACCACGGCTGCGACGACCTCGACCGATTCGGCCTCGACTACCGCGCCCACGGCGGCCTGACTACAAGCGGGGCCGGTAAACGCCGACCTCGCACAACCTTCCACCGATGAGAGGAGTGGCCCATGGCCAAGCTCTACCACAAGAACGCCACCGCGATCAGTTTTCAAGGTTCGATTATCGAGCCTGATGAAGACGGTGCTTTCGATGTTCCAGAAGAAGCCGGAAGCGAGCTGATGCATCCGACGCATGGATTCAGCGCCGAACCCATTGAAGCGGACCAGCCCAAGCGCCGCGGTCGAAAGTCGAAGACTGACGACGATGGCAACAACAACGAAGAAGACCCGAAGGAATAAGCGAACATGGCAGCTGGCGATCTGACAACTCTTGAAAACGTACAGGCGTGGGGCGGCGCGACTGTCTCCGGCAATGACGCCAAGACGCAGCTCGCCATCACGGCCTGCTCGGCGTGGATCGCCAGCTACCTGAACCGCAACATCCTCACCGCCACCTACACGCAGCGGCTCAACGGCAACGGTTCACAGATGCTGCTGGTGGACAACTATCCGGTCCAGTCTATCGCCGCGCTATCGATCAACGGTTTCGACGTAACCAAGTGGGCGACATGCGACGGGCGTCGTACTGTCTTGCTCGGACCGGACCAGAACAATATTCCATGTCCGTTCCGCTTTGAGCATGGCCTGGCCAATGTGTCGATCACCTATACGGCTGGATTCGACGCTACGCCTGCCGACCTGGAGTTAACCGTCATCCGGCTGGTGCAGTGGGCTATGGCGGAAAGCCAGCGGCCCGCGCAAAACTCCAAGTCGCTCGGCGGCGGTGAGACAGTCAGCTTCTCGACGGCCACCGCGCCGAAGTGGGCGCTCGACGATTTGCAACAGTTCAAGAGGGCCGTGTAATGGCCGCGCCTGTCGAAATCACAGGTACCATCGTCGGTCTCGAAAAGGTCGTTGCCAATTTCACCGAGGCCGGTGCTGCCTATTCACTGCGCGTGAGCAAAGCAGTGCACGCCGGAGGCCTCGACGTTCTCGCGCGGGTCAAAGATACCTATCTGAACGGTGACGCGCTGAACGTGCGCTCCGGTCGGTTGCGCCGTTCGACCAATGAGAAGTTTTACGACGGCGGCAATAGCTTTACGTCGACGGTTGGTACCAATGTGAGCTATGGCCGTGCTTGGGAGTTGGGCTTCGATCGCAAGATCGGCGCCGGTGCACGAGGCGGTCCGCGAACGCTCAAGACGGCCAAGGCGATTGCTCGGTACCAGCAGAAGCACCCTGTGGGCGTGAAGCATTACGACGCGCGAGCTTTTTTGCAGCCGTCGCTTGCTGACATGAAGGACAAGATTCACGCCAGGATCGCAGCGGCGTTGAGCGGAAAGGAAGCGTAGTGGCTCTTGATCGTGAATCAATCTATGAGGCTCTCTGCACTCGTCTACAGACTCTGACAGGCCTGACGACGCCATGCTCGCGCAACTGGAGGCACTGGGCGGACGTTCCAGCCGAGCAGCAGCCGGCGCTTTTCATTCTTGCCGGGAATGAGCTGGCCTCGGGAAATCCAAAGCTGCCGACCGTCTGGAA